TTTTTCTTCTTTTTCTTCTTCTGGAGAAACCTCTATAAGCTCTTCAGTTTCTTCAATTTCATATTCAATTTCTTCATTGTCGGTGGAATCAACTGTATCCCATCCATTATCGTTATTCATAATTACCTCCGTTGTGTACGAAACAAACGCTTTAACGTACTGCTATTATAACATACTATTTTAATAAGAACCTATTCCAAGGTTAAAAGTTGGATCAAGATCTTTAGGATCTTCTACTTTCATGATAATTTGATCATCAAAGAGAAGGATAAGTCTTGTTCCTTTGTAAAATAATTTAGTTCCTGCATGCTTACCGTAACATACATAATCACCTACACTACACCAAGCACCGCTTGGAAATTTATCTTTATCCATATAAGCCAAGTTTCCCAGAGAAAGTACCTGTGCTACGGTTGTTAAGTAAGACATATCCTCTCTTGTGGAGTCTGGTATAAAAATACCACCCTTAGTTACACTTTTTACAGAAATAGGTCTTACTAAGACATGAAATCCCGGTAGATCGGGAAGTGGTGATGGATTAGGCGTTTCTTCTTCTGTGATCCATAAATCATTTTTTACGGAAGCACCTAAGTTTACCTGTTGCATTTAATCGTCGTCCTCTCTATATAGTCGATTTTTTAAAATATTTGATAAATTATCTCTTGCCCATTCTATACCAGATATGGAGCCTACAATTTGCCGATAATGTGAATAGTCTTCTGCAAGACCCTGTGATAAAGAAAGTCTTAAACGATTCGTTTCTTCACCATACTCAGCAATAACTTCATCCCATATATCAGGCACTACTTTTCTGAACTCTTTTCGTCTGCTTTCCAAGAGTAATCATCCCACTCATTAAGCGCACTGCGAACATTACGACCACCCGTAATATCCTGTGCGTATGCATCGCCAAAACTTTTGTTAGTATCCTTTACATGTTCAGGATAACCTTTACCTTTATTCATCATCGTCTTCTCCTTCTACTAATTTTGCTAAAAGTGTTTCAGCATGTCTTTGATTTGTGTTTTCTTCTTTTGTATTAAGTTCCATTAATTTCGAAAGGTTCTTCATTTCAGTTAGTTTAAGTTCTTTTTCAGTAACCTGCTGTTCTTTTAAAACCTTATGTAAAAGTTCTTGAGCTTTCTGGCTGTCCGTAGTTTCACTTTTATTTTGTTCTAAAAGAAGTTTTGCCAACAGATCAAGAGACTTCATTGTTTCTTTACTAAGCCGGTCTGCTTCAGACTTCTCTCTCTTAAAGTCTATATTAGACATATTTTTATTCATGTCAAGTAGCTGAGCATTTTCTTTAAGATCCATTTCTTTTACTTTCAAACTAAACTCGGCATTCTGTACAGCAGCATCTATTTTTATTTTTTCCTTTTGAAGTTCAACCTTTGTAGTTTCTAAAGCTACTAGCTGTTGTTCAGGAGACTCTACTTTACCCATTGCTTGATTAGCATTAAGTATTTGTTGTGCAGCTTCTCCCATAATCATTTCTAATGAACTAGGGTTCTGAGCAACTTCTGGTCCCATTTGTTCCATACCTGCTCTAGTTATGCCATTAATCTGTTCTTGATATTTCATTATAGAATGTTCTTGTATGTTCGATTCCAAGACAGGTTTTAATCTATTCATTATTGGATTGGCACCGTTCATGGGATCTTGCATATAAGACATCTTAACTTGAATATGTGCATCATGATTCTGTCCGGGGAATGCGGCAATGGGCATTCCTTTTGTAGCTGCCATAATATCAGAGACAGGATCTAAAGGCTGCGGTTCCAGTTTTGGTGGTAAGATTTCTTCAAGATTTGGCATGTTAGCTGCATGTAGAATAGTACGGTTTAATGCTTCCAGATTAAACATGCCGGGAGGAGACTGTTGTGCCATCTGTAATGCCATATTTGCCAGCATCATACGATGAGCATTACTTGGAATATTGGGATCACTGACAGGAATAATATCTATACGGCCATCAAAGTCCTTTTTAAGGATACTACGACTTTCATAAGGAACATCATATGGATATTCATCAGGAAGGTAATCATAATCAATACGAGCAAGAATCCTGAATTCATCTTTCTGAGATTTATGCAGACGTTTATGAATAGCTGAGAAGAACTTACTACTAGCCTCAAGAAGTGCCATAGTAGTCCCAACAGGTCCATAGGAGGCAGCATCGGAAATAACCTGTTCCGTGCTGTCCGCAAACTTCTGTCCAGCAGTAGCTACAAAATTCAACATCTGGAAGAGAGTTTGGGAAGGCTCTTTATAGGGAAGGGGAACAATAGCCTTTGACAAATCTACTCCAATTGCCTCAACCTCCTTGAACTCGCCGGGGGCGATTGGCGCATTATCGCCAACCATCCTTACGCCTTTAGCCTTAAACCCTCCCGGTAAATTTGCAAATTGCCCTGCGTCTACTAAAGATCTCATTGCGGCAGTGGCAGTCATAGTCAAATTACCAAGGAAGTGTATAAGACCTAACCCGTAGAAACCAAAGCCCGGAACGAACTTGTAATGTACAAAATGATTTTGTTTTACTTTCGTTGGGTCGTCCTGTTTGTAATTTCTACGAATACTTAATACTTGTCGGCTTTTTTCTTCAACCGTAACAATATATGGAAGTGCTTCATCATCGTCTTCCAGATTTAAATAACAATGTTGTTCCAGCAGGACATACTGAGGATCAGTATCATAGCTGGGAGTCAGTCCTAGAATATTATCCAGCTTCTCAGTAAATGTTGAAACATTAAACTGTGAGGGGGACTCAATATCTAAATCTCTATAAACACCAGCAAATATATCTTTTTGAAACTCTACCGGACTTTTATAAATTATATGGGTCGCTCTCTCAGCGCCCCGCAAATCTGAAGCAAAATAAGAAACATAAAACTGATCAATAGGTATAAATTCTGAAACAGGTCGTTTAAGAACTGAACTATAATAAACCTTTTTAAAAGCAGAACCGATTAACGGGAGATGAAACAACATCCTTTCAAACTCATCAAAGTATTCAGGCATCTGTTCCGTAAGTTGATAGTTCATAAAGTTTTGAACACGATTGGCTTGCTGTTCTTTTTCGGGAGTGCCTTTTCCTAGAACATTAGCTTTGACAGGACCACTGGAAGGAAAGAGTTCGGCTGTGGCCTTTGCTTGAAACTTAACAGCAGATTCTATTAAAAGAGGATGTACAGCAGTACAGGCTCCCTGAAAAGGATCACTACCTTCTTCTACTTTTAAACCAAGCAGATCAAAGCCACGTTCAAACATGGACTCCCAATCTGCACGGGAATCTTTGTCGGCTGTAAAGTTATCTATAACATCATTACCAATTTCTCTAAGAACATCTTCTTCGACATCCTCTGCAAGATTAGCATACCACTCTTCAATTTCTTTATCAGGAGACATCTCAATTTCTTGAGAAAAATCTACCATAACACCACCATCATCAGGATCAATTTCAAAAGTTGCTCCCATAGAAGCCTGTTGTTCAACATTTGGAAGAGTTACTACATTATCTGTATTATTACCCAGCGCTTCAAAAGGATTTTGTTCAATTGCCATTTATTTAATTTCCTATTTTATTTTATAAAGTTGGCGGTATTTCACTAAGCATTATAGCTTCATCTAGTGTAAGAGGTTCTTCAGCTAATGAACTAGAAATAGGATCACGTAACATTTCAAGTGTAGGATCAGACCTTGGTGTTCTATAATTTTTAAATGCTGCCTCCGCTGTTGCAACAGGACCGCTTTGTTTATCTTTATCCATAACTGTTTGAACAGCTTCTATAAACTCTTCTTCTGTTGTTGCATTTTGAATTGCTAAATAATCTGTTGTAGTAATTGTACTTCCCGGCTGTTGTATCATATTTGCTACTGTGTTTAAAGTATTATTTATAATATCTGGAGATATATTAGTAGACCTAGTTAATGTATCAGAAGGAGGTACTGTATTATAAGCATCTAAGCCCACATTCATCATGGACATAAGTTTATTTGTATCTGCATCTGATAGCGGTCTTTGGCTAGGAACAAGCTGTATTTCAACATCTCTTCTTACATCTTCTGGTACAGCAGGATCTAAATAATCTTCTGCAGGAAGGCCACCAATATCTGTTATATTTTCCGGTCCGGTAGTATCAGGCAAGTTAGGATTAAAACTAATTCCCGGCAGACCAGCGATATTAGGATCAGCCATTGCTATTGCAGGATCATAAAGGGCTGATGCTTCAATCATATTTTCTGGAACTAAGTCGTCAACTGTTGGTTCAGGTGTATTATAAAAACCCTTTTCATTAAAATACTCTTGATTTGGAATACCAAAAAGTTCTGAAATTCTTTCTGCAATATCTTTGTTTTCTGGAATGACTGACGTTAAATCGTCTTTAACGTCCTTTAACACTTTCTGAGCAGCATTGGCTGGGTCTTCTATAGGTGTGCCAACAATATTTTCATTTACTTCAGTGATTATATCTTTAATAGCGTCCGAACCAAATATGTTACTTATCATCATTGGATTAGACAGACTCATCGCCATCGGAAAGCCCTGTACAATACCCTCCATTGCCTTCATGTCCATGTAATCTGAAACACGATTTGCATTCATATTTTTATCTAAACCATAAATTCCGGGATCAATATTTTCTTTTTCAAAAATACTTCCAACTGTTTTTGAAGAGTCTTTTTCAACTTCATCCAAGGCCATCCTTAATTTTCCTGCCTGAGTCCCATCATGAGCCATAAATAAGTCTATATAGTTATTATATTGCTCTTTGGTCATGCCTTCTGGAGCTTGTACTTCAAAATCTCCTCTAATACCAAGACCCCATGTACGATCAAAACCCCCTCTTTCCAAAGAGGAAATATAACCAGTGCCATCTCTAATACCATTTTGTTGCATTGTACCAAGGATTTGATTAGAGGACATGCTTTGAGCAGCCCCTCTAATCGCATCGTCATACATTTTTTTATATTCAGGATTTGTTTTAGCAGCCAAAAGAACAGGATCTAATAACATCTCCAACGGTCTGAACGGTTCTTTATATTTTTTAGTTGCGGTAAACGGGTCTATTGGAGTCTCAGGAACAAATAAACCTCGAGGATCGAACTGTGCCTCACTTGGGTTTGGATTACTGAGCGCATCAAAGCTGGCCTGTTCTACATCCATTTCATCTTGCGTTCGAGCGCCACCAAATTCCGCCCAACCTGCTTGTTGCGCAGCGAGGTCAGCTAGGCCTTGGATGTCAATTGCACCATAACCACCAATACTATCCTCGTCCTCCCCACCCGGTCCGGGACCGGGGCCACCGGGTACTCCAGAATCACCTATACCTCCACTACCTTCGCCCTTCCCGGCAGCTCCACTACCTTTGCCCGCCCCGGCAGCCGCTTCCATACCAGCAAACCCGCCCGTGGACTCACCTTCAGCACCCTCACCACTACCGGCACCCTCAAAACAAAAATGTCTCTGCTCGTAAGGATTTAGACCTAGATAGTCTAGCTGTTCATAAAGATTATGTCTAGATTTTCTATAACAATGTAGCATATTGCAATGTCCTTCTTTTCCCCTTCTGCCTAAAGTACTGTACTTTTCCCGTAACACCAGCAGATTTAAGTCTATTTATTAACTGTGAGTCTTTACTTCTCATCTCTGCAAATACTCCGCCATAAGGAGCTATACAGTCTACTATCCAAGGTATAACTCCACTATTCCAATCTTCTGCTTGTAATTTTTTTCTTTGTGATGCATATTCATCAGAAATGTTTTGAGATAGAAATGTCCACGTTGCAAAAAATAAAGGAGTTTTCTTATTAGATACAATAACATATTGATTAGATTTTACAGCAGGTAAAATTGTATTTACCATATTATATATTGTATATTTTCTGTAGAGCGGTACTGTATTTAAAATATATATTATTCTTTCAAGATCAGTCATTCTACTATTATAACACACTTATGCTGCGAAGTTCCAATAAGTTGAATTCTTTTTCTTTGGCTCGTCTTCCCATTCAGGATCTTCAGGATGTGACAGATGCCATGAGTCCCGTAAATAATGTACAGCCATAACCATAGCATCTACCTGATCATCGTGTGCAGCATTGGGAAACTTTAATAACTCGTCTATTAGAGTATCTCCCCACTTCTTCCCCTTGGGTATCCACAGTCTTCCAGCCTCTATCAAAGGACTTGCAGAATAAACTCTGGATACCTTATCCCTGTCAGGCATATACTCTCGGACAGGCAAACCAGACCTTCGCATATCCTGTATCAGAGACTGTCCACTTGCTTTCTTTTCTATAATACAAATATCGGGATGGTGTCTATTATAGAGTTCATGTGCTTTACGCCGTAACTCTGGATACTCAAACCTTTCTCTTACATTTCCCAGAAGAATCAGATTAGAAACATAGTCTTCATAACCATCCTCTTCTTCCTGAAACATAGAAAAGATACCCCATGTTTGTATAACACTATAATCAGCCGTAGTTTTAGTAGAGAAAGCAGTATCATATGTTTGTATTACAAAGTCACAGGCCGGAGGATCATCATTTTTCCATTCCTGTAACCATTGTTTTTTTATTAAACCTCCCTCTTCCGGGGTAGGATCTTGCATATACAATGAGTTCCAATAACGACTACCATTGCTTGCCTTGATCTCATTCTCATCTACTCGTAATAGTTTATCTGACTTCCATTCAGGAAAGTAACTTCCTCCCGGTTCCATATCAAGTAATTCAGCCGCTTCTTCATCTAACCATGCAGGTATACGAATAACTTCCCAAGGGAGTGTCTCATACTCATCCATCTCCTGCTGTTGTTTTAGTAACCAACCACACAGATCATCATAATGATAACGAGTATTAATAATAACTATAGAACCATTAGGCATAATACGTGTGCGTAAGCCCGCAGGATACCACTCTTTAACATAACGGCGTCCCGCCTCAGAGTAAGAATCCTC